TACTATTTTACAATCTAATTCTAAAAAATTCAATATAAATTTTATGTAATAATAATACTTTATTGGCATATAGAATAATTAATTTTTACTGATTATTTTGATTAACTAAAATAAACTAGCTTATAAACTTATAGGCTAGTTTTTGTTTTTAATATGAATAATTTCCGATAACGATATATTAACCATAAGTCCCTAATGTACACCTAGAGGGGAAAAATGCTACAAAATTTTATGAGCCCATATATAACATTAAGATTAGAGCCTGAGCCCCCTGTGCCCCTGCCTTGTCAAGCCTTCGCTATCGCTTGGCTCTCCGCAGGTTCACTCAGTGTTACCTCTACTACCTAGAGCATGTTCGCTCTGCTCAACCACATTCACACCAGTAGCCACCTCAGTGTCCTTCGGTGTGGGGGTTAATGACAGTATACGAGAACTTAATTTTCAATGCACCTGACGTGCAATTTGTACACCACAGGAATACACTAACACTCTTTAGTCCACCTACAGTAGACATAGTGTACAAATCGTATAGAATAACCAGTGGACTACCTATGGTTCACTCCGTGCTCCGTCCTATGGACTACACGTCGTTCACGAGGAGTACCGACAGAATACGAATGGCGACTACAAACGACTACCTGATGGATAACTTCAGAACTAGCTAAGATGTACTTTAGTCCACTAAAGGATATCCAACTGTTCTCCACAGGCAGTCATTGTTGTGCACAATTAGTCTCTTTTTGATTGAGGGCTATGGACAGCCCTTGAGAGCCTAATTGCACACAACACGACAGCACAGATAGGTACGCTATAGGCAATCGGAAGTAATACGACCAGAGTACACAGTAGTGTTCCGTGTAGGACAGTGATGTACCTAACGACAGCTTCGGTTCGTTCTACGAACTCACCTGACCACTGGAAAAGCCAATGGGCACAACGTAGTTCTAATGAGGGTACTAACAGCAATACTCCAGTATCCATACAGTGCACACGTTGCACACAATGGGTACTGCTATAGTGCTGTAAATAAATACCACAATGTAAAGCTAGCGTGGTATACTAATGACAAATAAAGAATTAGTTTGTCGTGCTAAAGGAGATCATCAACGACAGCTCACAACTTTGATTATTAACAACACAAAAGGAGTCAACAAATGTTCATAGTATGTATGCTTATCATTGCTCTATGGTGTCTCTATCAGATATTAACGCAAGGTAGCCATAAGGGACTAGCGACAATCTTAATAGTCATAGTGGTAATACTTCAAGTATTCAATTTGTCGAATTATGGACAAGGCGACAATAATGAATATAATGACATTCAGATAACAAACGGACGTATAAAGTAAATAATAAAAGATAACCCTTAGAATTCTAATTGAGCTCTAAGGGTTATCTTTTTGTGTGCTATATGTTTTAGATCATGGTAGATTAATCTCTATTAAATAGGTTACTAGGTTTAATTGTATATGTTCCATCGTCATTAGGGAGCACTATACCTTTTATCGCTATCTCATGAACCATAAACTCACGGATAGCCTTGCTTATATTCCCATCTTTACAAACCGCTTGAAAGCCCTCTTTGAGCTCGTGAGGAATACGAATAGAAATAGTAGTATCAGCGTCAAGACTAGCATAGTAATATAATAATTGATAATTCTTTTCCATGAGTTACCACCCCTTCAGAATAGTAAAAATAGTATTAATTACACCTATAGTATAACACAAGTATAAACAAATTGTAAATACAAAATAACTGAAAATTTATATAAAAAGTTGCTACTTTTGTATTGACATTATGTATTAACAAGTGTATAATGTAATTAAAGATAAGGGCTCAGCCCTAAAAAATTTTAAATGCTATGTACTAACAAACGTACAAACAGAAAGGCGGACATTATGGACACTATCCACATTGCAGTAAACTTCACATTTGATATGCTATTTAATCTATTAAGCGAGAGAGCTTGCGACACATTGAGAGTTATTGCGAGTCATCATAAAACTAACGAATTTATGGCACTAGCTCACGAGGTAGGCTATAGAGAAACGACCAAAGAAGAATATAAAAGTATTCTAAGAAATAACTGCACGATAAACGAACAGGCGGAAGCACTAACACGCATCTTGACATTATCAGATTTTGAAGCCTTTTTACTACAAGAAGAAACAGAAATTTATTATTTTTTAGGTATTCCATTAGATGAAGATGGCGAACCATTAGAAGCATAAGGAGCTAGAAAAATGATGACATTAACAGGGACATTTACATTTGATGACTTAGTAGGCATGGCATCCGATACAGTACTAGAGAAATTGCTAGAAATCAGAGCTCAAGGGCTACAAGATGAATTTGAGACAGTAGCCGACGAAGTGGGAGACTGGGACGAAATTCACAGTATGCTGGCTGGTATGACTATAAACGAATTTCTAAATATCGAAGAGGAAGAAGAAGAGGACGAAGAGGAATGATTTTATTATCAATTATTGTAGGAGGTATAACCCTTTGGGCTCATATATGTCTACAAATGAATGACTAATTTTTTTTAATCACCATGTAATAACAAAATGTATATACAAGGAGCATCTTATGAAACTAGGTCAAGGACTGCAAGCATTTATAACGAAATACGGAAGAGTGATATTAGACAAAACAGGCAGTAAATGGGACGTATTTACAGCCCTTGAAAATACCGTAAGTCAAATCACAGGTACAACAATAAAAATATTGCATGAAGAAAGTGCATACATTCTATATCAAGATAATAAGCAAGTGGAATGGGTAGGCGATGGGCTCACAACATACGAGCTTCATTTGTTAGGGGAAGCCTTGCAAAAACTGATACAAGAAAAAGGCTATAAAATTCAACTCACAGAAGAATAAGGAGCAACACCATGAGCACACATGAAAACCTAATAACAACATATGAAAAGTACATGATCGAAGCCGATGAAATGATAAAGGACGCATACGCTACAAAGATAAAGCCTGAGTATGAAGAAGTAGACATTCTAAGGGGTAAACTCTTAGCAATCAGAGACATAACTTCAAACGAGTTCATAGGCAAGAAAGCCAAAGAAAAAGCCGACGAATTGGCTTATATGGTAACTGACCTATAAGAAAGGAATTAAAACCAGATGACTAAAAAGGAACTAGAAGCACAGTGCAGACAATTCCAAATAACAGGGCGACAACTAGCAAACACACTGCAACAACTAAAAGCAAGCATAAAGCGTATTGAAGAGGAAGCCCAACAAAATGATGGCGAGTTGTCGCCTACTGAAGCAATGCGACACGAAACACTTCAGAACCTCTATACAAAAACTTGCGATAGCGTAGCAGGAACATTTGTTATGTTCCCTTAAAAATTACAACTGAATAGACCTATTGAAAACCATTGAAACACAATAGGTCTATTTTTTATACCCAATTTTAGGCTCAAGGGTGGACAAGAGATATAAGGCGGTAAGCCTACAGCCGACCACTGGAAAGGATAAGACATATGAATACGAACACCATAGACCAACAAATAGAACTTGAAAAGCATTATACAACCCTAGCTCAAGAGACCTTTAAGAAACGACTGGAGCAAGCAAGAAATCAAGGGCGAATTACTAGCCAACCATTAGGCTCAGGCTTGAAAAAGTTATTTGTCGAAGCTCTAGCAACAAACATAGAGACATGGATAGAGGACAATACCAAGCCTAAAAGAGGGGTGGGCAAGAAATATAGGGAGCTACTAAAAGCAATGCTTGAAGCCTTTGGAATGCAAAATTTAGTACTTAATATTTGTGCGACAGTCCTAGAGCGTGCACTTAATGAGACCCTAGCGACCGACCATAAGGCAAGCGTATCGAGTTGTGCATATTCCATAGGCAACAGTTTATATTACAATGCTCAAACTGAAGCATTCTTAAAGCAAGACGAAGAGGGAACACAAGTCAATCGTATTCAAGATGGACTAGATAAGAGAACACTGGGCTATCAAAAGACAAGACATATTAAAGGCATTATGAAGAAAAATAAATTTGAATGGGTAAAGTACGAAAAGTCAGCGGTAGTCAATCTAGGACTAGACATTTTATATATCTTAACTCAATCAACAGACCTCATCAAGACAAGTGAAGCTAACGATAGAGTTAAATTCCTTGAACCTACGCAAATATTACTAGACACATACAGATATAACGCAGATTACATTAGCCAGTTTATCACTGATCGCACTCCGACAATTATAAAACCTAAGAAATGGAACGACTTGAGTCAAGGGGGATACTATGGGGCAATGGCTAAAAGACTTCATTTCATGAGAATTAGTCATATTGTCGGTAAAACCAAAGTAGTCAAAAGCTACATCAAAAAGATACGAGATATCGACTTGAGCAAGATATATAGTGCAGTCAATGCAATTCAAGAGACACCATATCGTATAAATAAAGATATGTATGAAGTCATTGAAGCAATCATTAATCAAGGTGGTGGGTTAGCAGGTATAGCAAGTATGGAACCTCATGAGCCAGAACCGACAAGAAAATTTAAAGAGACTAAGCAAGAATACGGAAAGCGTTTTCATGAATGGTTAGAGATTGAATTGTCAAGACGTAGTAAAGCTATCAGAGCACTAAGACTCTTCAGATACGCTAAAGACTTCAAGGGATATGACAATATCTATTTCCCTTGTAACATCGACTTCCGTGGGCGTATATATCCAATACCACTCTTCAACCACCAAGGGGGACGACTTTATGAAATCATTGATCATCTATAGTAACCCTGTACCACTCATGGATAGTCAAGATATAGAGCTCTTATACTGGCAAGGAGCGAACCTATGGGGTAACGACAAAGTATCTCACGCAGAGCAAGTGGAATGGGTGAAAGATCACCACTCTCATATTGTCGACAGTGCAAAGCACCCTTTGGACTACCTATGGTGGACTGAAGCAGATGAACAACTACAGTTCCTAGCATGGTGTATGGAATACGTTAAGTCCCTTGAGTACTTCGAGGAGTTCAAGACATATGAGGGCTATAGTTGCCCATTAGTAATTGCCTATGATGGCACTTGCTCAGGCTTACAGCACTACTCAGCAATGCTTAGAGATGAAGTAGGTGGAAGTGCAGTGAACCTTGTCGACCATGAGCGACCTGCCGACATTTACCAACAAGTGGCAGATAAGGTACTCAAGATTGTCGAAAAGGACGCTATGAGCGGTACTCTTGACGAAGTACAAAAGGAAGAAGTTGGTGGTGGTCAACGAGTACACTTTGGAACACGCTCAATGGCTCAAGCATGGTTAGCTCATGGAGTAACACGTAAGGTAGTCAAACGGAACGTCATGACACTAGCATATGGAAGTGGTCAATATGGCTTCCAAGAACAGATCTATGAGGATACGACAAAAGGTAACATTCACTTCAAACGATTTGAGAAGCCGTGTGCAAAATACATGGCAAAACTGGTATGGCAAGAGGTACAAACAACAGTAGTAAGTGCTACAGAGGGCATGAAGTATCTTAAAGCACTAGCAAAGGTACTCACTAAGCATGGGCTACCTGTGAATTGGTGGACACCATTAGGACTACCAGTACAACAACAGTATCTCAAATTGGTACAAAAGAGCTTCCGTACACGCTTCGGAGACATGGTGAGTTGGAGAGGATACTACCAAGATGTAGCAGATGATGAAAGCCTAGACGCTAATGGTCAGAAGAATGGTGTAGCACCAAACTTTATCCATAGTCTTGATAGCACTCACTTAATGATGACAGTAAATGAAGCAGGCTTGTCTAACTACACAACAATTCACGACAGCTTCGGTACATCACTAGGTGAAGCAAGACACCTACAAAAAGTTATTCGTGAGCAACTATATAAGTTATATACAGAGTACTCACCTATAGAAGAATTCAAGAAATATGTAGAAGAAATGACTGGTGAAGATTTGTCAGATATTCCTGAACCACCTAAAGGGAGCTTAAAGCTAGAGAATATCTTAACAAGTAGCTTCATTTTCCACTAATCAGAATTAATGTATCCACGAGATAGAGAGGAGCACTCAAGCTCTTCTTTTCGTGGCACTAGAGTTAATGAAAGGAGCATAAGTTAATGGACGCAATAAACACGAAAACAATCACACTAGATTATGACACCTACTTAGGGGAATTATCAAGTGCAAAAAAGGAAGGCTACTACACAGCTATTAGAACTAAGGTAGAAGAAAATAAACACTACCAAAAGACAATGCAAAAGTTAAGAGAAGCTGATACAAGGATAGCAATCTATGACAAAACATTAAGAGATGAATGGGATAAAGCATATATCTCAAGGAAAAGTATAGAACTTCTTGAAGATCAAAAAGCAATCTATAAGTTTTTATCAGGCTTATTCCTACTGCTTCTACTGTTTTCTGAAGCAATCAAAGCATGGTTATTGTAAGGAGAAACTAAATGAAATACTTAATTGACATGAGAACACTAACAGTAATCAGCATTGAGCTTGATGACACAAACCCTAATGATTATTCGTTACTCTACGATATAGAGACAACAACTGGAAGATTACTACCACCAGCTGTTAAAGAAATATTGCTAAATGAGGAGATAAAATACTAATGATTACTTTCAAAACTTTAATCAAACTATGCAAAGAGCTTATCGAAGGAAAGAAAGAGCTTCAAGAAGAACTAGAGAGCACTAAGCACGAGCTCTTTTACACTAAAGCACACAATAGATTTCTAAGTGAAGCCTTAGTTGAGTTACAAAACGAAAAAAGAAAAGACCTTGAGAAGCGTATAGAAAAAATTGAGGAACGCTTAATGCCTAAAGATACTACAGTAGAACCTGATGAACAGTTAAAGCGTTACAAATGGTATAACTCAACAGAATTTACACAAGAAGAACTCTTAAAGAAACTAGGAACAGGAGTGCTAGTTGAAGTTATACCAGATCCATTTAAAGATAACAAATGGCAAGACCCTGAAGAAACAGAAGTTAAAACTGTAAGAGTACGTTATATATCAAAAATGTACTTGGGAAAACAGTACTATCAATAGGTGAATTATATTATAGACACTGGTTTAGAATAATTTAGGAGAACTAATGACAAAACGAAAAAGAGCTAAAAGAGTAAACTGGTTACCAAATCAAGTACACTACAGAAAACTACAATTACTATTCTTAATTCAAACTTATTTAACAGGAAATTGGAGATAAACATCATGACTACAAATAGCAAACACTACGAAACACTTAACATTCAACCTTGGGAAATCATGGAAGCAAACTTCACCACTGAAGAATTCATTGCGTACCTCAAAGGAAATATCATCAAGTACGCATTACGTTCCAAAGGTCAGGACTTAGCTGACGCACAAAAAATTAGACATTATGCAGAGAAGCTCATTGAAGTCCAAAAGGGACGTCCAGTAATCGCAATAGACAAACCTGAAGAGATAGATGAACCAACGCTTGTAGAATGCAAGAAAGAATACACATATAAAATTGGTGATCGTGCATGGTTTGCATCTGAAGATGACTTAAAGCATATTACCAAGGAAGAACCAAAGAAAACCTTAGAACCTAACAAGTGGTATGACGCTGAGGACTTCACTGTAAATGAACTAAAAGCACTACTACCAGTAGGGACTGTAGTAGTTGTTACAGAAGAACACGACAACAATCGTATAGTAGACCTTGAGGAAGAGAAGCTTTTAAACACGACAATTAAAAATATTGGTCAACGATACGTACTTCACGATACACGAGTAGGTATAACAGCAGATGGCTGGTGGAGACGTCATTTTAAAATTACAGAGGAGTAAAACAAATGGAACCAATTATTAGCCCATGGATAATCTATATGCTACCTTTTGTAAATATTTTTATTGCCTTAATGAAAATAATTGCAGTACTTACTCTATTAATGCTTGTAGTAGTGTACACAGACAAGGACTTCAGAGCTGATAGAGGAACTAAATTAACAAAAGCAATAGGAGCAGTATTTATCATTAGTACATTAATAGCAATCTTTATACCAACTAAAGAGGTACTAATTGCTATGTATATTGCTAACCATGCGACACCTGAGAACATTCAAATGTTAATCAATACATTCATTAAATAGGAGATTTAAAATGGAAGAGACACAAGTAATTGAGAACAAACCTAAACGTAAAGAACTAATGGCACAAATTGAAAAACTAAAGAGCGAATTAAGCAGTGCTAAATGGGACCGAGAGTATGCTGAAAGAAAACAAAAGGAAGCAGAAACTAAAGTCAAGGAACTACAAGCATACATTAAGGGACTAAAAGGTGAGGACTTGAAAGACGAAGAGGATAAATAATGGCACGCACAAGCACTAAGAAAACACAAGAAAAAACAATCGAACTCAATGGTGAGCAAGTACTCATCGAACTAATTAAGGACACAGCAGTAATTCCTGAAGCTAAAACTGAAGGAGCTGGCTGTATGGATATTACACTACCTGAGGACACCAGAGTACCACCAACAACAGTACAAGCACAAGCTACAGTGGTACCACTAGGCTTCAAGGTAGTAGTCCCTAAAGGACATACAATGCGTATCCAGTTGAGATCCAGTGTAGGACGAGACTATCCTATTGCACTGGCGAACACTGAAGGAATTATTGATGAGGACTTCAGAGGTGAAGTAGTAATCATGTTGCGTAACTTCAGTAAAAACATTGTATTCCTTGAGCAGGGACAACGAATTGCTCAGTGCTGGCTTGAGAAAACATTACCAATGACTTTTGTCGAAGGTGATGTAATCGAGGACACTGAACGAGGGACTGAAAGCGGTAGTACTGGTAAGTAACTAAATAAATTCTAAGGGCACTCTTAATGAGTGCTCTTTTTTTTTTGTCGACTAAAGGAGAAACGAATGGTAAAAACAAAAACAAAACTAGGTAAAGAAATGAAGTTGAATGGTACAGCAGTATGGGCTCATACTGACAGCCCTGAGACCTACGAAGGTAACGAGATTGGCTACTCTATCATGGTGCGTTTAGAAAACGACGAGAAAACTGAAGCACTCAAGAACGCACTAGAGGAAATCTTTAATGAAGCTGAGGATCAACTAGAAAAGAAAGTTAATCGCAAAGTACCTATGAACTTGTCTGTAAAAGAAGATAAGGACTTAGGCGAATGTTTCAAGGCTAAGACTAAACATGAATTCAAGGATAAAACTACAGGTCAATTAGTACGTCGTAAGTTAGCAGTATTCGACAAATATGGTGAACCACTACCAGCTGGCACTAAGATTGGTAATGGATCTAAGGTGCAAGTAGCAGTAACAGCAGAGCCTTATGTAATGAATGCTAAGACCTATGGTGTAACTTTGCGACTCAATGCAGTCCTTGTGAAAGACCTTAAGGAATACACAGGTGGTGGCAGTGCAGAAAACTATGGCTTCGATATTGAAGCTAAAGGCGAACTTGACGAGTCTGACGATGTAGAATGGTAAGCCTATGGCGAAAGGCTGGAGTTTTAGTCGACTAGGTGGCTTTAAGAAACGAGCAGACAAGTCGACAAGAAGCAACTTTGAAAGCCAAGTGAAGAAGAACCTTGAGAAAGCAAAAGCCCGTTTTGAGTACGAGACAATGAAAGTGCCCTACACAACTGAGCACTTCTATAAGCCTGACTTTATTTTGTCGAATGGGATTATTGTCGAAGCCAAAGGGCTTTTTCTTCCTGAGGACAGGAGTAAGCACTTGACAATCAAGAAGCAACACCCTGAGTTAGACATAAGATTTTTATTTATGAAAGACCAATACATAAGCACTAAGACAAAAGCTAACAAGTACAGCGACTGGTGCAAAAAGAATGGCTTCCAGTATCACATTGGTACAGTCATTCCTAAGAAATGGATAGAAGAGGAGAAAGCGAGGTGAAACCAATCAAACAATACGGAAAACTAAAGGAACGCAAAGAGACTAAATATATTAAAGTAACTCAATATGCATTGAACGACAAGAACCCTGAAGTAATTCTTCGGAACAGCCAAAAGGCAGGCTATCTGTTCTTCCCTCATCACTACTTAATTACTGCTGATGGACAAGTCAATAAGTATCGACCTGAAGAAGCAGTGGCATTTGGTGAAGTGGCTAACTATGACACTACTATTAGTGTTCTAAGCGACATTACTGAAGAAGCTCAAGTAAGTCTTGAAGTCGTACTCAATGCATTGAAAGATCGGTATAAAGGGGTTGAAGTCGTTGAGTGAGACAAGAGAGGAGCTTAGAGAGTACCAGTGCATGATGGACAGAAAACACAAGTCTATCACTATCTATGCTAAACGAGTCGAGCTGTTTGAAGTCGAACTAGAGGACATATCAGAGAATGACGCAATAGCTCATGTAACTGAGATGATACATAGTAACGACATAAGACCTGATGACTCAGAAGTAACCATTGAGGATATGGATATTAAATGAGTACTTCAGAAATCTTAAGAGCTCATCTACCATGCCCTGATTGTGGCTCATCTGACGCACTTAGTGAGTACACAGATGGGCACACATATTGCTATTCCTGTAATGCACTGCACAATAGCGATGAAACACCGATAACTAAGTATGATGACTTCATTAGCGATATGACTTTAAAGCCTTTGAAGGCAAGGGGTATCACCGAGAGCACTTGTCGTAAATACCAGTACTACTATACGACATACAAAGGTAAACCTTGTCAAGTCGCTAATTACTTCGATGAATATGGGACACTAATAGGTCAAAAACTACGCTTTCAAGATAAGTCCTTTGCCACTAAAGGTAAGATAAGTAAGACATTCTTTGGACAACAATTATATAACAGAGGTTCGCGACTAATTATAACCGAAGGTGAAATCGACTGCTTAACTGTTAGCCAACTACTAGGTAACCAAGAGCCAGTCGTAAGTATTCCATGCGGTGCACAGAGTGCTAAGAAAGTCTTTGAAGCTAACCTTAAGTGGCTAGAGGGCTACGATGAAGTAGTTGTCGTATTTGATAATGATGACGCAGGACGCAGTGGGGCTCAAGAGATAGAAGGCATTTTGTCGCCTGACAAGCTTCGTATAGCTACTCTAAAACAATACAAAGATCCTAACGAGTATTATATCAACGACAAAGGTAATGAGCTTTTAGAAGCTCTAGAGAATGCTAAAAGAGTAACACCTGAAAATATTATCAACGCTGACACATTACTTGATGACCTCTTAGAGGAGCCTGAAGAAGTAACTGGCTATGGACTTCCGTGGAATGTTAAAGCCGACAAAATGATACGAGGAGTACGCAAAGGTGAAATCACAATGCTAACTGCTGGCACTGGCATAGGTAAGTCTACAATGATTCGTGAGATAGGCTACCACTTAGTTATGAAGCATGGACTTAAGATAGGCTCAATGATGTTAGAGGAGAACGTCCTTAGGACTTCTAAAGGCTACATCGGTTTATACCTCAATAAACCAGTACATCTGAGTCGTAAAGGAATTTCAAATGAGAAATATACAGAAGCCTTTGTGAATACCTTAGGTACAGGAAACTTCGTGATGTATAACCACTTTGGTTCACTAGACAACTCAGCAATTCTAAAGGCTATCCGTTATATGGCAGTAACTGAGAAGTGCGATTTTATACTTATAGACCATATCAGTATAGCTGTAAGTGGCATTGAGAGTAACAATGAGCGTAAACTCATCGACATACTTATGACACGCTTGAGACAACTATGCGAAGAGCTAGGGGTAGGACTTATCTGTATCTGTCATCTTAAGCGAGGAGATGGCAAGAAGAGTGCTGAAGAAGGCGGAAGTATATCTTTAGAGGACTTGCGAGGTAGTCAAGCAATAGCTCAGTTATCGGATACAATTATAGCACTAGAACGCAACCAGCAAGCTGAAAGCGACGTTAAGAAAAACCTAGTGCAAATGCGAGTATTAAAATGTCGACAAACAGGGGACACTGGTATTGGTGGAAAACTTTGGTTTAACAAGGAGAAAAACCGATTAGAAGTACCAAGTGCAGACCTGATGAACGACATAGAAAGTAATGAAGAGGTACCTGAATTTTGAAATCAAGTAAGAAGTTCGTTGATTGGTTAGAAGATGAAGTGGCTAATGCTAAAAGTGAGATGAAAGAAGCATTGACACACTTAGACCATGACAGAGCTCAAATTAAATACGTAACACTTTTGAAAGCCTATAACAAAACTAAGGAGTTAGCACTATGAAAATTCCTGTAATGGGAAAAGGTGTAACCCTAACGGAACTACCTAATGAAATTGCAGTGTTCTTTGAGATTGGTAATTGTCGTCAGCGGTGCGAGGGGTGTCATAGCCCTGAACTTTGGACTGCTGAAGGAGCCCAATGGATGACTGTAGATGAACTGAAAGACTACATCAAAACTCAAAGAGGTATCACCGCAGTAGTATTCATGGGTGGAACGACAAACTATGAGATTGATCCTGAAGAATTCCTAGAGAACATAGTGAAGCCAATTTCTAAGGACTATCCAGTAGGGCTCTATCATGGCTGTATTGAATTCCCATATAACAAAGAGCACTTAACATGGCTCAAGATTGGACGTTACATAGAATGTCAAGGTGGCTTAGCAAGCCCTACGACAAATCAAAAAATGTTTTACAAGTTGCCTAATGGCGAGTGGACTAATATTACATCATTCTTTACAAAGGAGACTAATGGCTAAAAAATTACTTAATAAACTAACAGACAACCAAATTCAAACAAAAGTAAACTTCATCAAGAACTATATGGACTCCTTCAATACTGCTGATGGCTCTATTGTCGACCCTAATAGTAATGTCGATGGTAAGAACATTGGTATTCTTGAGAGTGAATTATATAAGTTCGAGACAATTCAAATCAATCGAGCTATGGTAGAAACTAAACTTATCGAAATGTTCGGTAGTGAGTATGCTCACCAGTACGAGCAAGATATTAAGAACCATCTCATTTACATTCACGATGAGACTTCCTTACGTCCGTACTGTGCAAGTATCAATATGTTCCCTTATTTATTCGAGGGCACTAAACCATTAGGTGGTACTTCAACTGCTCCGACAAACCTACAGTCATTCTGTGGTAGCTTCGTTAATCTTGTCTATCAAGTAGCCAGTGGCTTCGCAGGTGCAATCGCAACAGTAGAATTCTTAATGTACTTCGACCACTTTGCACGCAAGTCTTATGGCGACAATTACCTTGAGACAAATGCTAAGGAAGTTGCTCAAGAACTACAAGGTGTAGTCTATGCAATCAATCAACCAGCAAGTGCAAGAGGTAACCAAAGTGTATTCTGGAATATCTCAGTATTCGATAAATTCTACTTTGAGTCCGTCTTTGGTGAATTCACATTCCCTGATGGCGACAAAGCGAACTACACAAGTATCTCTAAACTTCAAGACTTCTTTATGAACTGGTTTAGAGAAGAACGAGAGAAAGAACTATTGACATACCCAGTGCTCACCAGTGCAGTACTGGTAGACAAAGAAACAGGTAAACCTAAGGACGATAACTTTGCACATATGTTAGCTAAACACATGAGTAAAGGTTTGTCATTTTTTGTATACCAAAGTGAAAGTGCTGATAGCTTAGCAAGTTGTTGTCGACTTCGGAACGAGCTTGCGGACAATACATTCAGTTATACTTTAGGGGCTGGTGGTGTGTCTACTGGTAGTGTACAAGTTATCACTATTAATATGAATAGATTTATCCAAAAACATAATAAAGGGGACTATGCTTTCATTGATTTAATCAAGAGAGTACAAAAGTATCTAATGGCTCATAGAGCAGTCATCAAGGACTACTTAAAGGCAGGCTTATTACCAGCTTATAGTGCAGGCTTTATTAGCTTAGATAAACAATTCTGTACCATTGGAATTAATGGAATGTTAGAAGGTATGGAATATCTTAAAGTTGATCCAGTAGCAGAACCTGAGAAGTACATCAAGACAGTAGGTAGCTTCCTTAACCAAATCTATACACTTAACAAGGAAGCCTATAAGGACTATAAAGTACGCTTCAATACAGAATTTGTACCTGCTGAGAACTTAGGAGTTAAGAATGCTCAATGGAATAAAGCAGATGGTATCACTTCCAAACGAGACTGCTACAACTCTTATTTCTATCCAGTAGAAAATGACGACATGACTATCTTAGACCGCTTAAAACTACATGGAAAAGACATGGTTAAGTATCTTGATGGTGGTAGTGCTTGTCATCTTAACATTGCTCAACTATTGACTGAAGAGCAAGCATACAAATTACTTTGTCTAGCTGGTGGATATGGCTGTAACTATTGGACATTTAATTGTCTAGTAACCATCTGTGATAACTGTGGCTACATCAATGTTAATACTGAGGATCACTGTACGAAGTGCGGAGAGACAGAAAAGATTGACTATGGTACACGAGTTATTGGTTATCTAAGACGAGTTAGTAATTATTCTGAAGGTCGACGTAAAGAACACGCTTTACGCAACTATATGAAAAAATAAGGAAAGGAGCTATACACAATGATTTTTAATATCTTATGTAAATTGGAAGCTCAAATTATCAAAGCACAGAAATGGGTAAGAGATCAAGAAAAGAAACAACTTGAGAAAATGCTTGAGGAGAACAAGAGAGAGATTGATGAACTAACCCAACAAAACATCTATCTCAAAGGACTCTTGAAGAAATACTAATGTTAATATTTGACATTGAAACAAATGGACTTCTTGACACTGTAACCAAAGTTCACTGTATGGTGATCTATGATACAGAAACAGATGAGTTCTTTGAGTATCGTCCTGCTGAGATTGAGCAAGGTGTACAGAAGCTTCTACAGGCAGACAAAATCTGTGGACATAATGTTATAGCGTTCGATGTTCCGTGCCTAGAGAAGCTCTATGGAGTCTCATTTGAGCATGAAAAGGTAATTGACACACTTATATTAGCACGACTTGTCTATTCAAATATGAAGGACGTTGATATCGGACTAATGAGAGCTGGACGACTACCTAAGAAACTATATGGACGATACAGCTTAGAAGCCTTTGGGTACCGCTTAGGAGTACTCAAGGGTACATACAGCGAAGATAATGAAGGCGACGTATGGGCAGTCTTTAATGAAGATATGCTTGCCTACAATAAGCAGGACGTAGTAGTAACGACAAAACTATACGACAAACTTGTCGAGAAGGGCTTCACTGAGCACGCTTCAATGATTGAACATAAGGCTCAATGGTTAATGCAAAAGCAGGAACGTAATGGCTTCCCATTCGACAAACAAAAAGCAGTTATCCTTGAAGCAGAGCTAAGAGAAGAACTTGAGCGTATCACTAAAGATCTCACTCAGTACGTTCCACCAATTCCTGATAGAGTCTTTATTCCTAAGAGAGACAATAAGAGACTAGGGTACAAAACTGGAGTACCAGTGCAGAAGTACAAGGAATTCAAAATCAATTCACGAGACCAACTAAAGTACATCTTAGGGACTCACTTTGGATACAAGTGGTTAGACTCAATGTTTGAAATCGAGACTGATGAGGACGGAGAGGAAACCAGTAGAAAGCTCAAGTTAGACGAAGAGAGCCTACAGGAAATCATTAAGGATCCTAAAGCAAGCGAAGAGGTTAAGCACATAGCTCAACTATACAGCACTGCATTTATGTTGTCGAAACGATTAGGGCAACTAGCAGATGGAGCTCAAGCATGGCTCAAGCTGTTAGGAGACGACAATAAAATTCACGGCAAGGTAAACCCTAATGGGGCAGTATCAGGACGAGCTACTCATAGTAACCCTAATGTAGCTCAAGTACCTGCTATTGACAAACCTTATGGCTATCAATGTCGAGAACTCTTTGGAGTACCTGAGGGTTGGTACCAAGCTGGTATTGACTGCTCAGGGTTAGAACTACGTTGCCTTGCACACTTTTTGTCGCCTTTTGATGGCGGAGCGTATGCTCATGAAATTCTTAATGGTGATATTCATACAGCTAACCAAATGAACGCAGGGCTTGAGACACGAAACCAAGCTAAGACATTTATCTATGCGTTCCTTTATGGTGGGGGCAATGCTAAGATTGGTGAAATCGTAGGCGGAACTGAAGCCGACGGAAAGAAACTCAAGGCAAAATTCCTAAAAAATACACCATCTATCAAGAAACTAACAAGTACCATTAAGGATACCTTAGCCCCTTATGATGTATCAGCACATTGTCGAAGATATAAACGTAAGTGGCTTAAAGGACTTGATGGAAGAAAACTTCATGTACGCTCACTGCATAGTGCATTAAATCTCTTATTGCAGTCAGCAGGTGCACTTATCTGTAAACGATGGATCACAAGAACTGAGGAAAGACTACAAGCACGAGGTTTAAAGCATTCATGGGACGGAGATTATTGTCTTATGGCATGGATACATGACGAAATGCAGGTTGCTTGTAGAACTCAAGAGATAGCACAAGTTGTCGTAGATGAAGCACAATTAGCAGTGCGAGACGTACAAGAAGAATTTAACTTTAGAATTCAATTAGATACCGAAGGCAAAATCGGTAGGAATTGGGCGGAGTGCCACTAATGAAAATCACAAGAGAACTACAAGAAGTAATCGAAGTGGTACAAGTAGACCACACATTAGAACACTTAATCGACGATTGGGATACGACAATATACCTACCTGAAGAGTTACAAGAAAAGAATGAACAGTTCTATAAGGTACTCATTCAGTATAAAGAAATGGTAAACCAATGGTTAGAAAATAATTTAACAAAGGAGAACGATGGCGACAAAGAAGAAGAAAACGAAATTACTCATTGACGCAGACATGCTAGTATATTTAGCGTTACAAAATGCTGAGACTGAACATGACTGGGGAGATGGCTTTTACACACTTAGTGCTTTCTTCCCTGACGCTACTACAGCATTTGACAGTCATCTTAAGGAACTGGTGAAACTTGTCTTAGACCACTGGAATGTCGAGGGTGAGTACGAGATCTTAATGGCAATTACCGACCTTAAGCATAACTTTAGAAAAGACATAACACCTGAGTACAAAGCTAACAGAAAGTCTAAGCGTAGACCAATGATGTTCATTCGTATGCGTGAGTGGGTTATCGAGAACTTCAATGTACTCATGATTGACAATCTTGAAGCTGACGACTGTATCGGTATCCATGCTGATAAGGACTCTATTATGATTAGTGGCGACAAAGACTTCAGAAGTATTCCTTGTCGCTTCTATGACTTCATGCGTAACGAATTTTATGATACGACAAAAGAGGAAGCTCACTACTTCCATATGTATCAAACACTCATAGGTGATACAGCAGACAACTATAAGGGTTGCCCTAAGATTGGTGAAGTGCGAGCTAAGAGACTCCTTGATGAGGACTGCTCATGGGAAGCTGTAGTACGAGCTTATGTCGCCAATGGTAGTACTGAAGAAGAAGCACTAATGAATGCTAGATTGTCGTTTATCTTGCAAAAAGGTTATTACAATAAGAAAACAAAGAAGGTGAAATTATGGACACCATCATAAAAGAAAAACACTTAAGGAACCCTGAGCGAGACGCTACGGAATACATCAAAGCACTTAAGAGAGAAGCCAAAGGAAGTCCTCTAGTATCTCTAGGCAGTCAAGGAGCAATCTATAGTCATATCCTTGAGCAAAACCTTAAGGGACAAATTAGAGCGTGGTATGACGCTACAGGGAAACTTGTAGGGCTCCTAATGTTTGATGTAGGACGCATATGGTGGAGCGACAAAATAGTCATTATGGAAGAAACTGTATTTTGTTTAGACAAAAGCTATAGTGGTATTCAACGAGAAGCCACAAGAGAACTAGACAGAATTGCTAGGGGATACTCAGCAGAAATTATTGTTACAGGTAACATGATCTCTACAGGAGACACTGAAAGACTTGTAATGAATGGCTACAAGAAAGCTGGCTATACCACAATTTGTACAGACATGATAAAAGTGGTGAAATATGAGTAAAATTGATAGACCACTACCAAGAGTTGATGAAATCATTATTGATGAAATTAAACAAGCCTTCTCAGTCTATTCTATTCTCAAGCGAGATGACTTAAATGCAGAGCAAAAGATAGCTTATATCACTGCTGTAGAGGAAATCACAAACTATTTAAACACATGTCGAGAAGCAAATGGACTCTAATGTATCCACGATATAGAGAACTTTAATGTTTTAAACTATGAAAGGGGAAATACATGGGCACTATGTTAGCTCAGCTTGCAGTAGGAATGGTACTTAATAAAGTTGCTCAAAAGTGGGGCAGTAAAGCTAAAGCTGTACCACAAGTAACTGGTAAAGACCTTGTACCCTATACGCAAGCAGAAGCTCCTGAGACAGCTCAGTTAGGGGGCACCCAGCCTAACTATGTTAGACGTAATAGGGAAGCCTTAACAATCAAAAAGAATACAGATAGTTATAATCCTATGAACATGTAAAGAAAGGAGATATATGGGAGTATTCAAAAAACTCTTTGGTATTAAAGAGCCTGACATTCCTACACCTGCAACACCTGCACCTCAAGGAGTCGACGAGACAGACCAAGAGTCTGTAGACACTAAAGGTGGTGGCTTACGAAAACGTAAAGCACGAGGTAAACGAGACCTACAAATTCCTACTACTGGGCTCAACACAGGTGAGACACGAGGTAATGGGGTAAATGTCTAATGGCAGTCAAGAAGAAACGAAGTGGTAAACAGCCACAGGATCAAGGAGTCCCTGCTAAAGAACTGTACACACAGTTAGAAACCAAGAGGGAACCATATGTACAACGAGCGATAGCTTGTGCAAAATTAACGCTTCCTCATGTATTCCACGACAAAAACGATGATGGTAACAAGAAGTATAACACACCTTATCAGTCGATTGGAGCACGAGGAGTAAACAACTTAACATCTAAACTAACCCTTGCCCTATTCCCACCGAATGAGGGCTTCTTTAAATTAGGCTTATCGAGCGAGATGAAGCAAGAGATCATTAATGCTTCACCTGAAGCCTACGAAGCGAAAGTTCAAGAAGTCGAACAGGCACTCATGAGGATTGAACAGTCCTGCATGAGATTTATGGAAGAAAACCAAGTGAGGATTACAGCTCAAGAAGCTAACCGACACTTAGTCATCACTGGTAATGGTGTAGTATTCCTACCGCCTGACAGAGATGGTACGAAGTTCTATGACTTAAACCATTATGTCGTACAGCGAGATGGTGTAGGGACAGTCGTAACGCTGATTACTAAAGATGTCCTATTGAAACGCACACTACCACCTGAAGCATATAACTTAGTCCCTGATAAGAAGGACGATGATGAAGTCGAAGTATATACCAAGTGCGACTTAGTAGAGGATAACTACGAGTGCTTCAGTGAAGTCGATGGTGTTCGTATAGCTGGGAGTGAACAGACATATCCAGTCGACAAATTCCCTTATATTGTCTTAAGAATGACAAAAGGGAGCAACGAGGACTATGGACGCTCAATCGTAGAGGAATACTTAGGCGACTTAACGAGCCTTGAGAAATTATCTAAAGCACTTGTAACGATGGCTTCTATTAGTGCACGTACATTATATCTAGTGAACCCTAATGGTATTACTAGACCTAAACTATTACAAGACGCTCAAGAGGGCGACTTCGTAAGTGGACGAGTTGAGGACATTCAACCACTACAACTAAATAAATACCCTGATATGCAAACGACAAAAGCAACTGCTGACACTATTGAGCAACGCTTATCGTTTGCTTTTCTTTTGTCTAGCGTAGTCCAACGGAACGCTGAACGAGTAACCGCAGAAGAGATCAGGACAGTCGCAAGTGAGCTAGAGGACACCTTGAGCGGAGTCTACAGTATTTTAACTCAAGAGTTCCAGTTGCCACTTGTACGACGTATCTTAGCAGTCCTAATGGCACGAGGAGAAGTTGCACAGCTTCCTGATGGCTTCGTAGAGCCGACCATTACAACTGGTATGGAAGCATTAGGGAGAGGTCATGACTTCAATAAGTTTATGACATTCATGGGTATTGTCGGACAAATGCCTGACGCTATGGGCTACATGAAGCTAAACCAATGGCTCACAGCAATAGCGACAAGTCTAGGTATTGACACCACTGGACTCATTAAGACTGATGAAGAAATTCAACAAGAACAACAACAAGCTATGGAAGCACAACAAGAGCAAGCTGTAGTGGAGCAAGCTATGGCAGGAGCAATGAATGAAAGCGAGGTAACGTAATCTAATGGATATTTTAGTGAATTCTCAAGACAATCATCAGATTGTTACAGCAGAACCACAACAGGTACAAACTGAAGGTCAACCACAGGTAGAACAAACGACAACTACTGATCCTCAACAAGAGGTAACAACTACTGAGACTACAGCTACGACTGAGGTAGACCAACAGACAAATACAGTACAAGAAGAAGTAGCTAAACAAAATCAAGCTACACAAGCACTGCAAGAGGACTTAGCGAAACGTAATATCGACTTCAAAGCACTAGAGGACGAGTATAACGAAAAAGGTAATTTGTCGGACGCTTCGATGAAAGCATTAGCCGACGCTGGTTATCCCAAAGAAGTCGTTGACGCTTACCTAAGCGGTGTACAAGCTACTCAAGAGAAATTCTACAACACTGTAGTTAGCTTCGCAGGTAGTGAAGAAGAGTACCGACAAGTAGCACAATTCGTACAGTCTCAAGGCGAGAACGCAGTAGACAATTTCAACAATGCTATTGAAGGTGGCAACTTAGGTGTAATCAAGATGGTTATTGATGGTGTGAAAGCAAACATGAAGGCAGTTAATGGCACAAGCAATCAGACTATCTTAGGTCAATCTACAGGTGGCACTACAGAGAACACAAATGCCTTCTTAACAAAGCAACAAATGGTAGAAGCTATCAGTGATCCACGCTACTCTAAGGATCCTATCTACCGAAAACAAATTGAAACAAAAATTATGAATTCTAATTTCTAATTAAAGGAGAACAATTAATTAATGGCAACATTGACAAACATTCAAAAACAAGGTGCAGTACAAAACGCAGGCGACCAATTAGCCTTATTCCTTAAAGTATTCAGTGGTGAAGTTTTAACAGCTTTCACACGAGCATCTCAAGTAATGGGTAACCATATGGTTAAAACTATTGATAGCGGTAAGTCTACTGCCTTCCCAGTACTGGGTAGAGGTAAAGCTCACTACTTGCCAGCTGGTGCGAACCTTGACGACTTGCGTGAAGCAATTCCACACAACGAAGTAGTAATCAATATTGATGGTCTCTTGACTTCCGATGTATTAATTACCGACATTTATGAAGCAATGAACCACTATGACGTTCGTGGCGAATACGCTAAACAACTTGGTGAAGCATTGGCTATCTCCGCAGATGGTGCAATGGTAGCTGAAATTGCAAAATTAGTTAAAGCCAACAAAGAGAACATCACTGGTTTAGGCAAAGGTGTAGTTATCGAGAAAACATTAGGTGCTGGTGGTGCTGGTATCAACTACGAGACTGGTAAGGCAGTAATCGAAGGTTTACTTGAAATGAAAGCTAAATGGACTGCTCAATATGTTCCTGCGTCTGAACGCTACGCATACATCACTCCTGAAGTAGAGTCCGCACTTATCGCTTCTAAAGACGCTATCAACCGAGACTTTGGTGCAGTAGCTTCCATCGTTGAAGGTAATATCGACAAACTTTGCGGTTTCAAAATCATTGCGGTACCTCACTTGAAAGATGGTGGTGCTGATAAGACAGGTATGTTAGGTACATCTCCTGAAGGTCATGTATTCCCTACAGAATACGCTAAGGCTCTTGCAGTGTGTGCACATCGTACAGCAGTAGCAACAGTCAAACTTAAAGACTTGCAATTAGAACACGCACGTCGTCCTGAATTGCAAGCTGATATGATTATTGCGAAGAACGCAGTAGGTCATGGCGGTTTACGTCCTGAAGCCTGTGGTATTATCTTGGCAAAATAATCTTAAGTAACTCTAGGGGGTAGTCTAATGGCTATCCCCTTTTTTGTCTAAAGGAGAACACATGATAATCACACCACTATCCAAACTGGACGCAGTGAATGAAATTATTGGGGCTATGGGCGAAGCTCCTGTAGACACTTTAGAGAACAGTGAGAATGTCGACACAATCAATGCAATCAGAATGTTAGAAGCAGAGATGAGGGCTATACAAGTGATGGGCTGGACGTTTAATACCATTGATCCATTCATCATGATACCTGACGAGCACTCTAAGCGTATCCTATGGGACGACTCAATCTTGTCTATTCAATTCGCAGACAATAGAGTCGTAAGGAAGCGTGATGAGTGGCTATTTGATGTAACTAACAACAACGACCGATTTGACTCACCACTGGAAGCTAAAGTTATTCAATATGTACCTTTTGAAGAAATGCCACAGGTATTCCGACAATATATTACTGTACGTACAGCTAATCATTTTGTCGCACGCTACTTAGGAGATCCAACAATTATGCAGGAACTTCAAAAGGAAGAAGCCCAAGCATATATGCAGATGATGGAGAAGGAAATAACATTAGAACGATCTAATATCATTCAGAACCCATCAGTACAAATATATATGAATAGGGGGTAATATATGGCACTTGTACAACAAACCATTAAGAACCTCATTGCAGGTATATCTCAACAACCACCTAAGTTGCGTCATGCGGAACAGCTAGAGGAGCAGATTAATGGCTTCTCTACAGAAGCTGGTGGTTTACAAAAGAGACCACCTACACAACACATTAAGAAACTCCCTGCACTTCCATTACAATCTAAAATACACATTATCAATCGAGACGACAATGAGCGATATATTATAGTATTCACTGGTACTGGTATTCGTATCTTTGACTTAAATGGCAATGAGAAAACAGTGAACATGGCTAATACATCAACTCAATATGTAACCTGTGATAAACCAAATGAACAGCTAAAGGCAATTACAGTAGCAGACCATACATTTGTCGTTAATACAGCTAAAGTTGCTCAAATAAATGAAAACCATAGATCTCCTAATAGTTGGGAGACACAAGGGGCTCTAGTCGTAATACGTCAAGGGCAGTACGGTAGAAAATATACAGTACGTATACAAGGACAAGAGTATTCGTATGAGACACCTAATGGTGGTGAAGCATGGCACTCTACTAAAATTGCTACAGACAATATCAGTGGTGAGTTATTTAAGCTACTTGCAGGTGGCACTGTAAAAGTATTTAGAGATATGAATGAAGCTGAATTGAACTCATATGGTATTAAGAAAGAACGTAGACAAACTGAGTCAAAAGATGGTGATAGATACTACTCACGGACTGTATACATCTATAAGGGGCGTGAGTATGGCGAAAGAGACACATTCGCTCCTGAAGGGGTACAAGGACTCAAAGTTATCAAAGGAACCAGCTGGCTACAACTTATAGGTAACTTAGATGACATTTCAGTATCTGATGGCTTCAATGGTGAAGCTATGAAATTATTCACCAATACGACACCTAAGTTTGAGCTATTACCTTCCTCAGCTCCTCATGGCTACACAGTGCTAGTTAAAGGGGAACGATCCTCAGATGATGACTACTATGTACGTTACAACTCAGGTTTAAAACTATGGGAAGAGTGTGCAAAACCTAATATCCCAATATCCTTCCTATGGGACACAATGCCACACATTATTAGAAGAGAAGCTAACGGAACATTTACTTGTAAAGAAGCTGAATGGAACATGAGAGAAACAGGCGACGACGATAGCAACCCTGTACCTAGTTTTATAGGTCAGAAGATTAATGACATATTCTTCTTCAGAAACCGCTTAGGGATTATAGCAGGCGAAGCAGTTAATTTGTCAAAAACCTCAGACTTCTTTAACTTCTGGGTAGACAGTGCTACAGGGGTTGTTGACACAGATCCTATTGATTTACAAGTATCACATAATCGAGTAAGTACTTTGTACAATGCAGTTCCATTCAACCAAGACTTATATCTCTTTAGTGCTCAAACGCAATTCGTCTTGAGAGCTGAAGGTGTACTAAGTCCTAAGACAGCTGTAATAGACCAAGTAACTGAGTTCGACGCTGACACATGGATAAAGCCTATAGGTGTAGGTCGTAATCTATACTTCACAGCTCAAAAGACAGACTTTACAGCGGTGCAGGAATACTTCGCAGTGGCTGATAGTACGACACAAAAGAATGCTACAGACATTACAGGACACGTTCCGAACTTCTTAAAGAATAAAATTTATTCTCTAAAGGCTTGTAGTAATGAAAACATCTTGATGGCTTTAAGTGATAACCAAAGAGACACAATATACATCTATAAGTTCTTATTCCTTAACGATGCTAAAGCACAGGCTAGCTGGAGCAAATGGACATTCGATGGAGATATTGTTGGAGCTGACTTTATTAATTCTATGATGTACATAGTAATCAATAGAGGTAACAATACCTACCTTGAGAAAATGCCCATTAGCTACAATACAAAAGACTATGTTGGCGAACCTTATCGTATAATGCTCGACAGGAAGTTTAAAACGACATTAAAGGGAACCTTTGATAAAGAGGGTAAGGAAATGCGGTACGATATTAAATCTATCTATGGGGACGCTTATTCTACACCTAGAGAGTACACAATAGTACTTAATAATGGCTTAATGTATACAGGCAAGGACACGGTAGTAATACCACATCAGGTAGAACCAATGGCAGACATTGAGTGCTATGTAGGTGTACCTTATGAACTTAAGTTTACCTATAGTACATTCTTTATCAAACAGGCGACTCAAACAGGTACCGACACGATACCAAATGACAGACTACAGCTTCGCTTCTTGAATATCAATTATGATAAGACAGGTGAATTTGAAGTCGAGGTACGAGGTACAGGTAAGTCTACTAAGCACTATAAAATGACAGCACGGATTGTCGGTACACCAAGTAATCAAGTTGGTATTCACCCACTGGAAACTGGAGAATTCAGAGTTCCACTAATGGGACGTAATACGGACACTTCAGTAACAGTAATTAATAGAAGCCCTCTACCAAGTGCATTTAACACAACTGTATGGCAAGGGCTGGTAACTTATAGATTTAGACAAATATAGAAAGGAGACATATGGGCACTGGAGTAAATCAACTCATGAGTGCAGGTGGCTTAGCTTCCACAGGATCTTTAGGAACTAACTCTAAGATTGGTATGGGAATAGACCTATGGAGTATGTATAGTAACTACATGGGACAAAGGAGACAAGCAGAAGCTCAAGCCGACCAAATTATAGCACAGGCTAAACAAGCTATTAAGACTATGAATTATTCTCTTAGTAACTTTGAGAATGAACGTAGAAATGCCTTTGAAGCAAGTGTAGCTCAGTTAGGAGCTATAAGACTTCAGGCAAGAGGTCTTGAAGCAAGCGTAGAGAACGCTACTGGAGAATACCAAAGTGGTAAGACAGCTAAGCTATTAGTACGCTCTACGAAAGCTGATGGACTCCGCACGGCAACTCAGGTGAAAGACAACTATATTCGTAAGAGTGATGAGATAGACCAAAACAAAGAACGAGTATTTCTCAGCACTAGGGAATATTTGTCGCACCTTGAGACACCACGAATTCCTACACTCTTAGGTGGGATCTTAAGCCAAGCAGGACAACTTGTACAGTCCTACAATGCATACAAGAATATGGCTAACGATAGAAATGCTAAGATAGGCTTAGGGCAAGGTGTAGGGGGTACCAGTGGAGCTAAAGTAGCTAGTACAGTTAGTCGTTGGACACCTGACTATACCTTTAGGACTGCTAGTCAGAACCCATGGCGAACAAGTGCTAACGATGGTTTTAGCTTAGCAGACACTAGACGAGGAGTCTTAGGCTACACTGTAAACGATCCTAAAGCAATCAATTATGGTAACCCTAACATTCGTTTTGACACTAATAGTGCTACTTATCAGTACAATGCTAACGGCTTTGCAACAGCACTATCTGTTAATATGGACTATCCTAAGCTACAAAGTACAGCCTTTAGAAGCCCTATTAGATTTGGAAACCCACGAATTGGGTACGACCAAAACAGCAATCAATATACATTCAATGGGGGACAATTATAGATGGCAAATGAAAGAACACAGGTTAGTGGTTCCATAGGGACTGCTCAACAGTTTATGCCTAATGCACCTCAAGTCTACCAACAGAATTTGTCTAATGTCGCTTCCGTTGGGGCACCTATGGCACGCTTTACGAACGCTTCGGATATGCTTGCTACTGGTTTATCTCAACTGGGAGTCGCATGGCGACAATACACTCATGACGAAGAAGAGAGAAAAGAAAAGATAGCTAAAGCAGTCGCACCTCAGTTGTACTCTAGTTTAACTGAAGAACAAAAAGAAGGACTGACTACACGACAACTATTGGCTACCAGTGGTAAGTTCAATCTTCAGGATAATGAATATGCAGTGGCAACCATTGACCGCATGAGAGGTACTGAAATGGGTAAGCGTATAGAAAGCGATTGGCAAATATACGATGACCAGCATAAACAACAACCTGATTTACCACGACAATTTAATACATTCGATGAGTTCTATGAAGCACGGCTTAAGGACTACATGGCAGAGGAAAACATTGAGAACCAATACGCCTTCCAAAATGGACTTGAAGAACAGCATATAGCAACTAAGATGGCTGTATATGACACCTTCACGAAGCGTAAGGAAAATCAGTTAAAACTAGAGCGTATCAATGGTATTACTGCAATGGTAGGAGACTTCGCTAGGAATAACCCTAACATTTCTGTAGAGGAAGGTGAGCCTTATCTACAAGCAATCTTAACAAATATCAGGGAGACAGCTACAAGTGATAGTAACCTTGAGTACAAGCTATTAGGAAACGTAGCGGACGCTATTAGTAAAACTGGTAATGCTGACCTTGTATCCGCCTTTGGTGAGCTTGAGTACGACGAAAGAAATCGTGTTAAAGACATGATAGATTTGTCGGAATACAAGAATGGAGCCAATGCGGAAGCAGTTAAAATTCGTAACGACAGATTTGTCGCATTAAGTAAAGATATTGAAAAGATTAAAACCTTAGAAGGACTTGACGAATACTACGAGCAAAAGAAAGGGGAAAGCCCTGAAGATTATAGACTAATTGCACCTCTTTATAGCCACGCTCAGGCTAACATCAAGACTGAAATTGCACGACAACAAAAGTTAGCACTAATGAAACAGAAAGCTGAAGTAGCTAGAAGTAATGCTAATGCAGTCCTACAGCCTATGTTTGACGCTATGCTTCAAGGTAAGGCTTCATGGAATGGTATGGAATTCCCTAGAACTGAAGGCGACCTTAAGAACATGGGTATTGACATAGATATGTTTATAGGTGGAGCTAGAGAACTCCTAAGACAACGAATGGTAAGTCAACAGTACGATGGCTTGCAGTATGTCTTAGCAAACCCTCTTATTGGTGGAGCTATGAGAACCTCTATGAAAGAGCAATTAGAGGTTGGTTTAGCTTCTATGGATCAGAGCGGTAACTTACCTGAAGTTGTCGGCTTAGCAGTCGCTATGTATCGAGCACGACCTAATATGATACACCAATTAATGGAACCTAAGTGGGCTGGACGTATCCAAGCACTAGGGAGCCTACAGGACTCTATGGGTGAACAACAGGGTACTCAGATATTCGCTATGGGTATGCAAGCACTACGAGACCCATCGACAGCCGATAAGGTTAAGACAGAAATCAATAAGGTACCTATGGGACGTTCTGAAGCACTGAACTTAAGAAGTGGTACATGGGGAGCCTTTAGTATTCCTGATAGTACACCTGACGGCTTATTGGGAGCTATTAGAGACCAAGCAGAAATACTAAATGCTACTGGTAGATTTACACCTAATGAAGCTATGGAGAAGGCTAAGAGTAATCTAGTGCACTCTTATGTCAACTACGACGGAGTACTTTTACCACGTTCTATTGTTGACAGCACTGGTGTATCTAGTGAAGCCTTTGCGAGTGAAGGTTTAAGACACGTCCTAGACAGTCTTAAGAGTGAAGCTGGTAGTGGCTCATGGGTTAGCTATGATCCAGACCAAGATGTAATCTATGTACGACAAGCAGGCTCAGTAGTAGGTAAAGCCTATTCGCCACAAGATATTGGTTATAGAGCATTTACATATCTAAGCGACACAACAGCTGAAGAGCGTGCTAGTGAAGGCACAAGTAATACTGTAGTGTATGGTAATGAAGTCATTAATACAGATTTGTCGAATAGCTCACTTAATCAGGGTAAGAGTAAGTTAAGGACATTCTTTGGTTTAGACTAGAAAGGTAATCAATGGAAATTAACCCTAGAATACTTGAAGTAGCCGACATATACCAGCGTAAGTATGGTACTTCAGACTACTTCAAGAAACTACAAATAGCACAAATGGTACATGAAAGTGCTAACGGTGAGTCCGCCTTAGCCGTTGAGGATAATAACTTTGGTGGACTTACTGGGTACCATAAGGGAGCTGGACTACAGCCTGAAGAGGACGGAAGTGCAACATATGGACATTTCGATAGCTTAGATGAATATGCTACATATCTTCATGATGGCTTCTTTGCCTTATACCCTGAAATTCATAATGCTACATCACCAAGTGAATATGCTACTATTCTATACGACAATGGTTATTACAGAGATAATAATAAATCAAGAGAGCAGGATATTGATGACTATGGCGGTGATATGGCAAGAATTGCAGGTGAGACATATGTACCTAGCGAGAAAGTTGGACGCTACTATGCAGGCTTCTCAGGACTGGAGAAAGGGCAAGGGGCAAGAGTATATGACTTCACAGATGATATATTTGAACCTCTTGCTGACACTAACATAGGTGGATTCGGTAAACAATTTAAGGACAGCTTCCTAAACGAATGGTACAACAATGGTACTATCTCAGTGCTCCGTAGCACTTATAACATGGGACAAGCTCAAGGCAATCGACAAGTGGACATTAACTGGACACCTAACCAAGCTGACCTTGACGCTATTGACCGCTACTTTCCTAATGATCTTGAGACAAAACATTTCTTATTGTCGAGAGCTAAATCTCAAGCACAACTAGGAGCACTCATACAGCAGAAGCGAGAGGACTATGCTAGAGAGGAACGAGTAGAGAAAGCTGGGTATGGCTTCAAGAGTATCGGTGGTTTACTAGGTACTCTTGTCGATCCTCTTAACTTTGTACCAGTGGTAGGGCAAGAAGCCTACATAGCCAAGATGATGATGAGACTAGGGAGTAAAACCTTAGCTAACATCGGAGCTACGAAACTATTCCAAATGGCAGAATTAGGAGCTACCAATGGTTTAGTCAATATGGCAGACCAATACATGGCTCAAGAAGCTGGTGGTTATCAACCTGACTATACCACAGCATTTCTATTTGGTGCTGGTATGGGTGCTGGTGCACGCTACTTGCACTCTATTGGAGACCGACATAAGTCAGTCGTAGGTGATACACCTGAGATGGACAAACTCAGTCGACAAATAGAAGCTGAAGGCGAACAGGCACTAATGCAGGCTTCAGACTTAGGACGACTTCCTGAAGTTAAACCTAAGACACCTAGAGAAACCTTCATTGAAACAAGTGGTAAATCTGAAGCAGAACTAGCAGAACACTTATTGAGACACAAGAGTGGTAAGATATGGGCGGACGCCAAAGAAGCCTATGGAATGTCTAACAGTGAACTAAAAGCTCATCTAAAGAATGTCGTAGAGAACCCTGACGAATTCGCAGGTACACCAATAGTACGACATGAAGATGGCTCAGTATCAATCAATGATGTAACTTTGTCGGAGAACTCAGTCATCGCTCATGCAGTCAATGCTAAGGAGAACCATTTTTATGACGCTATAGGAGCTGATGAGGAGATACCATTCACAGCTGATGGCTCACCAGTACCTGACATCATTCCTACAGAACTCCCTAAGAGTAAATTACAGGCTATTATAGATGGCGATGAAGAAATACCTTTAGAACCTTCTACAAGTCAGAATGAGCGTGCACACGCACTCATTAAGACTGAAATTAAGCCTGACGACGATTACTTATATATGGGTAAGGGTGGTGTAAGTAGTCCTGAGAAAGTCCTACAGGAAACTCAAGGACGAGCTGATACAGTCGGTAAGATTAAACAAGAAGCTGAGACTAACAAAGTCATGGGTAATACCTATGGACACCTTGCGAACAGCCCAAGCGACACTATGCGACACTTCGCTAAGTCATTCCTACTTGATCCACGAGACCGAGGGCAGAACACTGAACTACCTGTAGAGCTTGCTAAACAAGTCGTACAGAAGGACTACAAGATTAAAATGGCAGTTTTTGAAGGCGACTTTAAGAAATGGTATTTTGAACGACCTAGACGACAATGGTTTAATCCTAAGCACGCTCAAGAGGAATTCGCTGAGACTGTAAGTAAGGCATACCATGAGCGGTACCGAGATGGTAAAGACATAAGTCATTATGGACAAACTATTGTCGATACTGTAGAACACGTTAAAGACTTCCGTGATTTTGACTTAGAGAACCTTAAGAGAGCTGAGTTAGTCAGTGAGGACTTCGATGGTAGCCCTGAGTTATATCGTCGTATCTCTAAAGACAAAGTAAATCTATTAGCAGAGAAATTTGTCTCTAGGGACGCTATGAAGAACTTCTTTGTATCCTACATCGAGAAAGCTGTAGACAAAGAAAAGTTAGACGAAGGTATTGACTTAAGGACTGAAGCAGAAGCATACGCTGAGCACATCATGAGAGCTGGTGAGCACAACTTTGCTGATGGTGAACTTAAAGATAACAAAGGTGATAAACGATTAGCATACTTCAAGCGTCGTTTACCGATGAATACTGGTTTAGTATTACCACTGAAACTTAAAGGTGGTACTACAGACAAAGCCTTAAATGATGTATTTAGTTTTGATACAGACCTACGAGACACTAATATCTTTAACCATATGAATTATGTCTCTAACCGCTCAAGTGGTGCTATTGCATTGAAGCAAGTTATTAATGTCGATGATATTGGAGCACTGGCTCACCGCTTCGACACTAAAGTTAAGAATGAACTTGAGGAAGCAGTAAAGCTAGGATACATCACTGAGAAGGACGCTAAATTAGACTATGAGGACTTTCATAGAGCGTTCCACCATTTAACAGGAGCACGCATATTTGAGGACGTACTGCCTAAGCCTGAGACAGCTATGGATAGAACTAGAGACCTCTTATTGGACGCTTCCTACACTCTTAATGGCATGAACTTTGGTTTATCCGCTATTGCAGAGCACGCAGGAGCTACAGCTAAAGTAGGGGCACGAGCACTGACTCACTTCATTCCTAGACTGCATGACTTCATTCATGATCTAAAGCACTCTAAATATGTAACCGCTGAACAACTTGCAGACTTCCGTAAGATGGAAATTGGTACATATATGTCGGAAACAAACTGGTGGAACCCTCTAGTAACAGACAGAACATATCTTGAGAATAACATAGGTGGACTTCACATGGAAGCACTGGGACAAGCTCAAGATGGTATTAGCGTAGGTGCAAGAATTACCTCTACGTTATCTCAAGTACAACAAATCACTAACCATAGTATTCAATCTATCAAGGCTGATTTAGTACCTGACATGATTGACTGGGCTAATGATGAATTCAAGAGTACATTCCGTAAGAACCTCTTCAGTCCTAGAATGTTTGAGCGTGTAGGTATAGCTGAGACAGAAATACCACGCTTCAAGGAGACTATTAAGCGATACTTGTCGACACTAGACCACAGTGATCCACAGGCACTCCGTAAGAGTCTAAGGGCATGGCAAGATGAGGATATGTTTAGTTATATTCGCTTCCATGCGTTCCTTGATAGACACTCTAAGGACGTTATCCTACAGCCACACTTCAGTGCTGGTAATACACGACTCACTGGACACATTCTACCTATCTTAATGCAATTTAAAGCCTTCTCAAGAATGGCACTTAACAGTCATCTAATGCGGACAATGAACCACTGGGAGCGTGAGGATACTATCCAAACTTTGTCGACAATATTGTCAGGCGGTATGCTATGGGCAATTCGACAAAGAGCTCAAGCAGAGTATATGTACGGAAACGATGAGAAACGTAAACAGAAGTACATGGATAAGGTATTCACAGCCGACAACATCATCACAGCTGGCTTAACAAGAAGCTCAATCTTGTCGTCTTTATCCTTTGGTGATGACGCTAGAGCAATCTTGATGGGGAATGGTAGTACTGCTAGAACTACTGTAGACCGCCCTGAGTGGACTGAAGATGGACAATTAGTAGATGGTATTGCCGACCGAGCGAAGCAATTCGCAGTCTTAGGTAGTGCTATCAGAGTATTCAATGGAGCACGCACAGGTTTAGAAGCTATTGGAGCACTTGAAGAAAACCATAAGGCAGGTAAAGGACAAAACCCTATCACTGCTATCTATCCTATTGACCGCTACTTGCCAATGCAGATATTCCTAACTGGTATGGCTGAAATGGCTGACAAAGAGAAGCGAGACTTTAAGCAAGTAGAAATCAATGAGCAAAGACGTATACCTCAAGACACTCACAAGGCAAACCCTAAGCCTAAACCTACAGTACATCAACCGACAATTCAAGAACTCTTAAAGGATCCTAAGAAACGTAAAGAGTTGACAGATGGTATAAATGCAGAGAAACCAAAGGAACTCAAAGGACGTAATGCAGAGAACTTGAGTGATGATGAATTAGTAAATCTTTATAACGAATATAGAAGAACGAAAGGACAGTAATAGATGATACCACGACTAACCACTAAGACTGTAGTGGGACAGCGGACATATAACTTTGGCTTTGATTATTTAGCACGAGATTTTGTTAAAGTAGAAATCAATGGTAAGCTATTGGAATATGATAAAGAATATACAGTGAATGATAAAACAATAAACCTTATCATTACACCAACTGAAGTATTACCATTATCTATCTATAGAGATACATCAACAATACCATTAGTAGAATGGCAAGATAGCTCTATAATGACAGCTAAAGACTTGAATTTACAGCAGACACAAACTGCACATCTCAGTGAAGAATTAGATTCTAACTCAAAAGAAGCTAAAATAACACTTAAAAAGGCTATAGATGTAAATTCAAGTGTTACAGAGAAGGCTGAAGAAGTAAAAAGAAATACTGCAAAAGTAGCTGAAGATACAACTACAGTAAATCAAAAGGCAACTACAGTTGACTCACAGAGTACTCAAGTAAGTCAAGATAAAACAAAAGTTGAAGAGCTTACACGCACTAATGAAACTTTAAAGCAGGCTACTAATGTAATTAAAGAAGAAGCTAAAACAGTCCGAAATGAAATTAATGAAAAAGCAAAAGCAGTTCAACAAAATACGGAGTTAACTGCTAGTAATAAGCAAGCTGTTGAGGAAGCACTAGCTGAATGTAGAGAAATTAAAAAATATGTCAAAGATATTAGTGGTGGAGAATATTATACAAAAAGTGAAATTGACAGATTGATTGCTAGAGAAGCTACAGGAGCAGTAGCTAATCTTGTCGGACAAGCCCCAAAAACTCTAGATACATTACAGGAACTTGCACAAGCACTAGGGAATGACCCTAACTTTGCAACTACAATCTCTAGTAAGATTGCTGAAAAGACAACACTTGCACAAGTATATCCAGTGGGCAGTATTTATATTAGTACTACAAGCACTAACCCTAAGGTACTCTTTGGGTTTGGTACATGGGAAGCTATAGATCAAGGAAGAATGCTTTTATCGCAAGGTACTAATTATAATGCAGGTAGTACTGGGGGTAGAGCTGAAGTAACACTTACTATAAAAGAATTACCAGCTCATAGTCATTATGGAAGTACTACTCAAGCAGGTGGACACAGTCATGGGGCTAGCACCAATAATGCAGGTGAACATAGCCATTCAGCAAATTTAAATTTTACTAAATCTTATACTAACTCAGGCGATAATTTAGGTACTACACAAGGTAATTTAAGAGTAGTAAACGGTAAAACAGAAAGAATACCAATATCTGTAAATGGAGCAGGTGGACACACACATAGTGTTAGTATCAATAGTGCAGGAGACCATTCACATAGTATCCGTAGTGATGGTGAAGGTAAAGCATTTTCAATTCTTCCACCATACCTATCTGTATACATTTGGAAGAGAATATCTTAATAGAACTGAAAGGAGCATATATTGTTAATACCACCTCAAGTGCTAGGAGACGCTCTCTTAGCACTTCTTCTTGTTATCATCATTGTATTTATCGACACTCTTACAAAATGGACAGCTATAGCTATTCGCTTCTGTAAAGACAAAGATTATCCACCAACAGTGATGAACCTCTTTAGAGCTGTTTTCTTCCGAGCATGGGAGATTGGCTATTTAGAGTCTAAAAAATACAAATGGAATATCATGATTAAATTTGTCGCATATTCCACAGTCATACTTTTAGCAGTTTTTATATACCTGCTGTTCCCTCAATATGAGATACAAGGCTTCCACATCGGTAAAATTGTATCTCTTTTGTTATATGTAGGGGTAATCTTTGCAGAACTCTTTAGTATCGCAGAGAACCTTAAAGAAGCAGGATATGAACGTAGTCAATTATTCGACAGGGTACTTGAAGCAGGCTTGAATAAGATTGGAGTGAACTACAGAGTAGATGGCGACAAGATGACTGAACTACCTAAGAAAGTATCTACAGAAATCGAAAGGAGAACTGATGAGAGAAATTAGATTTGAAGAATTGTCGGACTATACAGTCCCTGCGAGAGGAGCAATCGACAAAATCTACTTACATTGGACAGGCGGTCATTATGGACAGCCCTTTGGGAGCTATCACCTAAACATTGACGCTAATGGAACCATGTATACTGACATGGACAGCTTTATGGACTTAAAAGCACATACATGGAGACGTAATAGTAGAGCTATTGGTATTACCTTATGTTGTTGCTATAAAGCTTCTATAAATGCTGATACTGGAGACATTGATTATGGCTCAGAGCCACCTACACAAGATCAATTAGACATGATGGCTAAAGTTGTTGCTAAGCTATGCGTAGAGATTGGTATCTACCCTGAAGGTAACGTATGGACACACGCAGAAGTAGCAGACTTCGATGGCTATGGTTTACATGATGACGACCCTGATATGAGATGGGACTTGTATGGTTTAGGTTGGCAAATTAGACAGAGAGTGAGGGAGTATATCAATGAGTGGAATTCCTAATAAACACACATTAAATAACTGGCTAAAGGTTATCATACCAATTATCTTTGTCGTAGTTGTAGCTGTACTTGCCTATAGATTTAGTACACACCCAACACCTACACAGCCACAAGTAGCACCTACAGCACCAATTAAGTTAGACCATAAGCAGAAACAAACGACTACTTTTGAGTACTTACCGAAAGCTGTAGATCCGACCACTGGAGTGCATGAGGATACCGATGTACAGTTCACGACAAAACAACAACCACTTGTCGTCAATGTTAATGGTAAGCGACATGAAATTGCTACAGATAACGTAAAGGAAGAACATAAGCTAGACAATGGTAAGCTAGTCGTAACTGAAGTACACGAAGCAGTACTTGATTTGACTGTACCTGAACAGCCACGCTTTAAGAAAGGTATTTATGCTGAGACAGACTTTAACAATGGTAAAGCAATTACAGCAGGAGCTAGATTATCGTACCAAACACCAAAGTTTGACATAGACCTAAAGGCTGACCTTTACAGTCAAAAAGAACATATGAAAAGAACAACACTGACCGCTACTGATTGGTTCTAACCAATAGCCCTCTATGGATATTCCGTAGGGGGCTTTTTATATTCCTAAGGAGAACTTATGGCTAAAGTAATTAGAACTCAAATGAAAGCTATCAGAGCTAAATGTTTAGATTGTTGCTGTAACGACACTAAAGAAGTCGACAACTGCCCTTCAGAGGACTGCCCTTTATGGGACTACAGAATGGGTAAGACACCTAAAGGTGTAACTAAAGTAAACAAGCTAGACCTTAATGCAACACGTAAGAAAGGAGACAAGTAACCTATGGAAATCAATCAAGAACTCTTAGACAAAATAGCAGAGTTGGAAGTAGAAGCACTTATTGATGGTCTACATGACCCTGAATTAAGACGTACACCAACATTCCTTGAGAAAGTTAGACGCTTCCTTCGAGACAATAAACTTGAGACAACTCCTGAGTTAGCTGTTGCAGTCAAACAGGAGACACATGAAATTCCAGTGTTTGACCCACCAACACTCATGGAAGAGCACTATGGTGAACACTAATGCAGTGGTCTGAAGAACAGATAGCGAAGGCTTATGAGGACTTTAGGGTATTCATCTATATGGTATGGAAGATGATTAGTCTACCTGACCCTACACCTATCCAATACGATATAGCTCATACCCTTCAGAACCTTCCAAACGACCGCTTTATTATCGAGGGCTTCCGTGGTGTAGCTAAATCATTCATCACCTGTGCATACGCTGTATGGACGCTATGGAGAGACCCTCAAAAGAAAGTAGAGATTGTCTCAGCTTCCAAAGATAGAGCGGACGCTAACGCTATCTTTATCAAACGAATTATCTATACACTACCATTCCTAGCTCACCTAAAAGCTAGACCTGATCAACGAGACCAACAGAACTTATTTGATGTCGGTCCTGCTGTACCTGATATTTCTCCTAGTATTAAATCTGTAGGTATATCAGGGCAGTTGACTGGTAGTCGTGCAGACCTTCTTATTGCCGATGACGTTGAAGTAGCTAACAATAGTGGCACTCAGACACAACGAGACAAGCTCAATGAAGCTGTAAAAGAGTTTGACGCTATCATTAAACCTAAGGGACAAATAGTTTACCTAGGTACTCCTCAGAATGAAATGAGCTTGTACAATGAGTTGCAACAGCGTGGCTATCGTTGTCGTATATGGACTGTATTGTATCCTGAGAGTTTATCTGAAAGAGAATTCTATGGAGACCGCTTAGCAAAGATTATAGCCGACAAATATGATGAGAACCCTGACCTCTATGCAGGTAAGCCTACAGACCCTAGACGCTTCGATGAAGAAGAAATTTACAAGCGTAGATTGTCTTATGGTAAAGCAGGCTTCGCACTTCAGTTTATGCTTAACACTAACTTGAGCGACCAAGAGAAGTACCCATTGAAAGTACAAGACTTAATGATTGCTAACCTGTCGCTTGATGAAGCTAACCTCAAGTGGTACTGGAGTAATGACAGACAACTTCGCATTAATGATTTACCTTGCGTAGCACTTAAAGGCGACTACTTCTATGAACCTCAAGGGAGATCTTCAGAGGTCTATGAGTACACTGGTACAGTCATGGCGGTTGACCCTTCAGGTAGAGGTAAGGACGAGACCTCTTATGCAGTCGTTAAGTATCTCAATGGCTACCTATTCGTACTTGAAGTAGGTGGTACGAGAGAGGGCTATAGCGACTCTACAATGCGACAATTAGCTAACAAAGCTAAAATGTATGGAGTCAATGAGATAGTCCTAGAGAGTAACTTTGGTGATGGTATGTTCTCTAAACTACTTGCACCAGTTATCAACGCAGTACACCCTTGTCGTATTACTGAAGTAAAGAACTATGCTCAGAAGGAAGCACGTATCATTGATACTCTTGAGCCAGTCATGATGAGACACAAATTGATTGTCCATAAGCAGGTTATTATTGATGACTACCAAGTCTATGAGACAGCTCCTGCATACTCTTTAATCTACCAAATGACACGCTTAAGCAGAGACAGAGGGGCATTAGCTCACGATGACCGCTTAGACGCTTTATGCATGGCTGTAGCCTACTGGTTAGAAGTCATGGATAGAGACGAAGAGCTGGGAGTGCTGGAACAAATGGAAGCTAAACTTGAGCAGTGGCTTGATCCTGATAAAGGTATTTTCTACAGAGACGAAAGTAACCAAATGAGACCAATGGGACGAGCTGAAGCAAAACGAATAAGTACCTATAATATGCTAAAGAATTATTAGTGAGTCCGTGAACGAACACTAAAAGAAACCCTAAAGGAGTCAATACGATTTCTTTAGGGTTTTTGTGGCTATTGAGCGTGCACAGAGGTTTATTTTGTCGTCTACAGATTGTCTAAGGTATTTATACCTAAGGAATTCTATAAGCGTGCACACACGCACGACACAAAATCGCCATAGAGTCTGAGGCTTTTATATACGACAAAAACTTATAGAGTAACTATAGTATCTCTTAAGTATATCTATAAGCACTCTTAAGTATATCTATAGTCCCTCTTAAGTCCTCTATAGTATTCCTATAAGTAATAATTCTATGAGTTTTTCTCAATGTATCCACGATATAGAAGAGATACTCTTCGACTATCTTAAGTTATCTCTTTTAGATCTTCTAATAGAATTCTTGAGTACTTCAGCTTAAGCTGTTCAACTCAAGTATGACTATTAGTGTTTAAAAGAACATTGTTTAGGTTTTTACTCAATAAGGTAGCAATTAGACACTATAGTATCAATTAGTATCCTAACGAAGTTAGAGTTCAATTAGATAACTATAGTATTCAATTAGATAACTTAAGACAAACTATTAGAATAACCTAAAGAACACTGCGTAAGCATGAAACTTAGGGATACTAATAGAATTACTTCCGATCCATACACATCTTTTGTTATACTTAAAGAGTAGTAAATTGACTCTTTAGGTAATTCTAAAGAGGTGTAAAAATGAAATATTTAGACTATATTGATACATGGCTAAAGTACAAAGAAAGTGAGTACTCCTTTAGTACACTAAAGACCTACAAAGGACTCATTAACAAGCACTTTAGACCATTCTTTAAAGACCGACAAATAGAGGACTTAACACGACTAGAGCTTCAGAACTTCGTCAACACCTTAACGACCTCACAAAAGGTCTGTATAGCACTCCTAAAGAAAACCTTAAAGGAGCTCTATTATGACGAATTGACACCTAAGGACTTCTCTAGTCAGCTAAGGAGACCACCTAAGGCACACGTAACGAAGCCTAAACAAGCACTCACTAGAGAGCAAGTAGCACAGCTATTCGCATACCTTGAAACCAACCGATGGTACTACTTAGTACGACTACTGTTCACCTCAGGGATACGAATAGGAGAAGCACTTGCCCTCCAGTGGTCAGATGTCCTTTGGTACACTAAAGTACACACCTTAGTTCACCCAAAGGAGTGCGACCAGATATCCTATGTCGTCCTAAAGATAAACAAAACCTATGACGAACATCAATGCACTAATCATGAGCCTAAGACAGCCTTTAGTATACGAGAAGTAATCGTTACTGATCGGACAACTATAGAGCTCTTAGCCACCCAGTGGTCAGCTGTAGGGTACCCTAAGGACTCCTATGTAGCCCAATCGAGACGCTGTAGTAATCAGCCAGTATCTAGAGTTGCTATTAAGAATATCTTTAGGAAAGCTACAGAAGCACTGGGACTACCATTCGTACTGACACCACATCATGCTAGACTCAACTATACGAGCCACAGCTTAGCTAATGGAGTCAGTGAGAAGAACCTACAAGCCCAACTAGGGCATTCCAATAGTAATCTAATTCGGACTGTGTATGGTAAAGCCATTGGCAATCGTTTAGAGGAACTAATAGATAAACCTAATGTCTATTACTTCCGATAACGATATATTATCGGAAGTAATTTATATAAGAAAATTGGGCCTAAATGGCCCAATCCTTTATTTCATCAAGTTTTTTGC